TTATAAAGTACGACGTAATCCCAGCCTTGACCGAAATAAACGCGCCCTCGTGTGCCAATTCCTAGGGTGCTAATTATTTGCATTGCTTAAGTATTAATATCCAATTACAGAACCTGAGCTAATTACAAAGCCTGTAATCTTTTTGCCTTTTCCAGCGGGCAAGTAAGTGCCTTGCTGAAAGGTTACGCCGCTCATACCTCTGTCGCTCAAAACGTTCGCAGCGCTCTGAAAATCGGGGGTAACTGTGAAGCTTGTAAATACGGTGTCCTCTTGACATACTACAGCGTCATAAGAAACGCTGGTAACGGTTGCGGCTGCGTGGTATTTGAAACCCTGAGAGCCTGCTAATATATCTGCTGAAGCTTGTGCCATACTCCAAAAATAAAAGCACAATAGGCAAACACTCGCAACAATTTAGCGCTATTTATGCGAGGCGACTATATACCATTGAGAGCCGTCGCTTTGTACCCAATGCGTCTCCCATTTGCCCGCCCAACTTAATAGCTGAGCGTCGTTAATATAATAACCTGCGCCAGCGTCTAGGGTTAAGGTATTACTTGAAGCTGTTTTAACAAAGCCGAAGCGCAAGCCAGGGGTAACGCTTGGGGGGCTAGGCAAGTCTATAGTAATACTGCCGCCGCTTGTGTCGCAAACAAATATCTCGTATTCAGTCGGGAAGGTAGTAATATCGCTCGTAACGTTTAGGCTTTTGCCTAGTTGGCGCATTTCCCAGCTAAAAGTCTCTTCGCTGTCGTCATAAAATAAGCCTACGCTATAGGTAGCGTCTGAGCCTAGAGGCGCGTCAGGTGATCCCGTGCTAAGGTTTACAACCTCGTTAATCATTTGCTCGCCAATATTGCCTACAACGTCCTCAAGTCGGCCAACTTGATCGCGTATAATGTTTACCTGATCTTGGAAGTAAACGCGCTCGCTTGGTCTTATATCGTCCTCTTCGCCTGTTTGTATTATATCGCCGTAATTGGCGGCTATCTTCAAAAACTCGCCCTCTATTGTTTCGGGCTGAGCGGAATAAGTGCAGCCATTGAGTAGCCAGGTCGCAGAATCAAAGCCCAAAGACTTAAAGGCGTTAAAGCTCCCAGCGTCTAGCCAGGTGCCTCTTATTACGTTAATAAAGTTAGAATAGATACTAAGCGCGTTATCTGTTAGCGCTTGTTGGAAGCTCTCGGCGTAACCAGCCTCCCAGCCTACGCCCCAGCTTGTCGGAGTTACCGCACTAGCCAAATTGCTACCCACTAAAATAACGCCTTTTTCGTACTTGTTACCATTATCGTAAAACTCCTGAGGCAGCTCTTTTACTATGCTGTTATTCCCTAGGTTATTAGTGCTTTTTACGAAGCTGCTATAATTAAACTTATAAGGCTCAAAAGTGCTATAGCTTTGGCTTACTGCTATACTACCCACAAAGCGATTAGTTACGACGCTCTTTGTAACGAATCCCGAGCCAAAAGGGTTTTGAGTAAACTTTATAGTAACCTGCTCGGTGTATACATCAACATGAAAAGCGGTAATATTTGCGGCTGGCCCTGTGGTTAGCGGTGCATCAAAGTCTTCTATAATGCTAATAGGGTAGCGCCTCTTAGAAATGCTGTAGTATTTATAGGGCTTGGTATGGTAGTTTGGTATAGTCGCCTTGCTATTCCAGGTGGTGCCGTCCCAGTAATAATATAAAGAAGTTGGCGAGCCGTCTACGCCATAAATACGCCAATTAACTTGCTGATAAGTATTGTTAGAAACCGTTGAGCTCTCTACTTCTAAATTAATTTGCAGGCGCATAGGGTACAAGTTTAGCATCCTGTCAAAGTCTAGAGAGGCGGTAGTAGTGTTAAAAGTAGGCTTTTGGAAGTAAGCGCCGTTAGCTTTAGTTAGAGCGCTCTGTGCTATTCTAAACGGCGGCTGGTAATAAAATACAGGCTTAGCGGCCCATTGTGGGCGAGCTGGTAGCGTTCCTATGTCTACTGCGTGCGTAACTGTCTGCGTGCCGTTATAAGTTCCATCTTTAGCGTATCTGTGAAACGTTATAGTAGTGCTTTGGTAAGCGTTAGGCTGAACAATATAATAAGCGCCGTTATCGTGGTGTATTCTAGCCCCAAAGGCTTGTAGCACTATCTCAATAGCTCTTTTCGCTGTTACATAGCTTAACTCAATACCTCCAAAAAGGTCGTAATTATTTACAAAGGCTAAACGGCTGAAAAAGAAAGTAGCTAGCTTTTGATCGCTTACGCTCTGCGTGGCTGTTTCGTATTGCTCGAGCCCGTCATAAATATAGTTATCGGTTGCGCCTATAAAGTCGTCGAGTCCGCTATATTCTAAACATTTACGCAGTAGGTAAATGCCCTCTATTCGGTCAAAGCTAAACCACCCAGCATCTACATAAAAGCCCTCTAGCAAGTTTAAAGCGTCAACAGCCGCCACTTCTATAATTACTTTACCGTCAGGGTCTGCACGCTCGAAGCGCATTTGGTCGGCTAGCACACGGCCTACAAAAAGAAGGGAGCCGCTGCGGTATAATTTAAGTGCGTAAGTTCCCTCGGGGTCGCTTGCTATTGCTTCAAAAGCTGCCAGCTGCGCGTCTGTGCTAACTACAAATAAGGCGCTAGCTCTTGAGCTTCTTATAGGGTTGTCGAAAAAGGTATCACTCTCCCCCTGCCGCTCAATAGTAAAGCCAGGGCTTGACAACGTGAGCTCTATGGGTGTGCTGGTGCCGCTTGGCCCGTCCCAAAGTTCGCAAGTATACTCAACTCCTGCAATGCTGTAAAAAGAGCCGTAGAATTGTTTAGCCATAGTTCAAAATTAGCCCCTGGCCTTGTCTTTTTCGTAACGGTTAATTGCTAGCCACAAGTCGCGGCCATCGAATTTAGTAGAGGCTACAAAGTTGCCACCTTGCCCCGTGTTAATCATTGACTGCAATTTGTCAAGCGGTGCTATTACCTCTGGGTTGCTTCTAGCGCCTGGGTATTCTCCCATAAGGCCTAAAGTCGGCCCGCTTACTATACCACCGTCTGCAAAGGCTTGAACCTCTGAGCCTTTTGCCATTGCATTTTTAACAAGCGCAGAAGCCGTAAGCAAGCCAACGCCCGCAATAATAGCAACGGCTGGGTCTAAGCTTTTTAGAGACTCTTTAAAGGCGTCAATAGCTATACCCTGGGCAATAAGCGCCTTACCAAATGTCCCTAAGAACCCAGCCAAGGAACTAGCAAAAGACTGCAAAAAGGTTTGCATAGCGTCAGCCTTGCCTGTTATAGCGTCGCCTAACAATACGGCAAAGCTCTCTAACATACTTGCGCTCATATTGGCAAGAGCAGCGCTTGCCTGTTCTGCTGCAACTTCCATTCTTAGAGCAAATTGCTGCATCTTGGCCGCCCTTATTTGCATAGCTAAAAACAGGTCGGCGTTATTTTCTCTCCACTTTTGTAAAGCTTCAAAGTCTAAATTTGCTGCCTCTTCGTTTTGTTTAGCCGCTTGCATTAAGAAGCTCTCGCCTACAGGCTTAGCAGCAGGCGCGGCTGGCATAAGATCGGCCTCGGTCATTTCGCGAGGTCTACGGCGTGCTGATAAATTGGCTAAGCGTTTAGCCTCTTCATCTTGGAGAAACTTTGTAAGATTCTCCTCCATGGCCTTCTGAAGCTTGGCCTTTTCCTCTAGGTATTTTTTAGAACTTGCTAGGCTATCCTTTTGCTTTTTCTCTTCCTCTTCTCTGTTTATTCCCGCAAGCTCTGACTGCAAAACGCTTAAAGCGGTCTCTGCCTCGCCTACTTTTATAGCTGCGTCTGTTGCGGCCTTTGTGCCTCGTTTTTGTCTATTTTCTGCTTCTTTGGCTAGCCTTACGTCCTCTTCGGCGTTCTTTATTTTTTGCGCTATTATTTCCTTTTGAGTTTTGCCCTCAGCCTCTAACGCGGCTAACTGCTTCTCACGCTCTTGGCCTATTGCGGTTTTGGCTAGCGACTTGTCCCAGCTTTCTACACTTCCTTTAGCCTGGTCTGCGCTGTCTGCTAAGTCTATAAAATGCGAAGCTAACGCAGCTACTAAGCCAATAGCAATACCCACGCCAGTAGCAAGCAAGGCAATTCGAAAGGCTTTCATTGCGCCCGTAGAAGTACCAACAGCAGCGGCGTAAATAGCCTGAGCCTTAGAACTAGCTAAGGTAAAAATCTCGTTTTCTCTCTGAGCAAGGTTATAAACAGCAACAGCAGCAGACGCCAGGGCCATAGTAACCTGCACGCCGCGCATTACTTTGCTCAGTTCCTTGTTATCTCCAGCTAGCAATAAGGTAGCCATAGAGGCAGCGTTTACCGCACGGCTAACGGCTTCCATTGCTTGCGTGTTCTGCTCAGCTCTGCGGCTTCCCTCTTCTAGGTTAAAATTAGCCTCAGTCCTCGCCTCGCTTAACTGCCTTACTGCCTGCTCTTGGTCTTTAATCTCGACCTTAAGCCCAGCAATAGCGTTTTTAAGAGCTTTCTGCCGCATTAAGTCGCCCTTACTTGTTTGGGCTAACTTGTTCTCTAGGTTAATTAAGTCCTGCTTAAAGCTGGTCAGAATTGAACGCTGCTCGTTAATTGTCTGCGTAAGCTCGCGGCGTTTTACTCTAAGGTTCTCACCGCCTAAAGCGTTCTCTAAGGCTTTCTTAGATCCAGCGGCGGCCTCCTCCATTTGCTTAGTGCCGCCTTTGACAACCTTAACGGCGTCGGCCATCCCCTTTTTGAGCTTTTCAAAGCTCGCGGAGAGTATTACGTTTAAATCTAAATTGCCTGCCATTATACGCTATAGCTTACTATATAGTCCTGGGAAACCTGAAAAACCCCATCAAAGTCTGCTAAGTTGTCGCTAAACTCTTGCTCATCTTCAAACTCAATATAAAAGACGTTAACGCCGTTGTAAATATTTGGGGTAACTACGTTAAGCGCTGAGCGCACAGCGTCGGCCAATTCACTAGCTGCTTCGTAGGTTGTTGCTAAGCAATCAATCTGCACGCGTGTAAAGTCTAGGCGGCTATTACTGTCTTTTGTCGGGGTCGCAACTAAATTAAGCTCGTGGTAAACGACAGCGGGAAAGGCTGAGCCTTGCGGTAATAATACGGGGCTAATTCGGTTGCTAACAATAGCGCTAACTCCCGCATCGTTGGCGAGTATGTTATAAATTACTTTTGCGGCTCTCATTTATCGGGGGTTAGCTTCTCAAATATAGCCCTATTGGCGTCTATTACTTGCTTAACATTTGCCGCATTTTTCTGCTCCCAGGGAAAAGTTATAAGGTCTTTGGGTTGCATCTTACGCTTGGAGTAAGGCATTACAACGAATAAAGCCAGCCAGCGGGTGCGTTCCCATTCGTTTCTATATTGTTGCTGCTGTGCGGCTCTGAGGCCGTTTAAGCGCAGCATAAAGTAACGCGGCGTTAT